CTAGGAGCGCTCCCTCTCATGCTCTCCCCTCGCTGTCTCCCCTCCTCTCCTCTCCCTCGCTGTCTCCCCCTCTCTCGCCGCTCCTTTCTCCTCCTCCTCTCTCCTCCCCCTCGCCTCCCCCTCTTCGCTCGCTTCTCCTCCTGGTCTCGCCGCTCTGGCTGGCTCTCCCTCCTCTCCCTTCGCCTCCCCGGCCTCTGGCTTCTCCTCCTTCGCTCTCGCTCAAATCAGGAGCGCCTCAAGGAGCTTCGCCTCCCCCTCCCATAACCTCCCTCCTTCTCCTTCTCAGAGGCCTCTCCTGGCCTCTCTCCCTAGCCTCTCAGCCTCCTTAGGTTGAGAGGCCTTCTCATGCTCTCCCCTCTCGCTCCTGTCTCGCTTCTCTGCTGATCGAGAGAATATCTCCTATGCGCATAGCGTCATAATGGCAAGAATAGAAAAGCCGACCTCTAAGGTCGGCTTTTAGCTATCAGTCTAGAGGGATCTCTAGGCTCTCGAGCTCGGCGATCGTAGCCTTGACGCTAGCTAGTGTTTTGGCTGTTTTCGCCTGGCTCTGGCGATCCTGCTCCTCGAGCTCGCGAAGGCGAGCGGCGAACAGGGAGGCGATCGAGGGGGAGGTCATGGCAGGTTGTCGAGGGGCGGCGAGACGGTCGCCCGTCTCATGCCCAAATCTAGTCGAAATTTCGCCAGATTCCCGCAATCGTAACATTTCGTAACATTAGTTTTTCTGATGGTACAACCGTACTGTTATGCGCTTATGCGTGTAGGCGCATAGAGCAGTAACCGGCTTATGCGGCAAGGCGCATGTGGGCATACCTCCCCGAAAAGTGGCGCCATTTTTCATCCCCTTTTTTTTCGCCTAAGTATTTATGCCTAGTCTAAAATTCTAGGCTATCGACTATTGCTTTGCCTACGGCGTTTGCCACTAGTTTTAGTTCTTCGTGAGTGGCATTGCTTTTGATTGTATTTGCCCTATGGCTAATAATCCATACGTTTCCTTTGACGTAGCCAAGATCCGGGACGATGCGGTCTAGGGATGGGCTATTGGGGAGCGGGCCTTTTTTCCCTGAACGAAAGCACGACCATTCCAGTGGAATATTGAAAATTGGGCAATGGGAAGGAGCCCGATCAAGGAGGTATTCGGAATCAATGTCAAAGGGCAATTTTTTCAAGATAGAGCGCTCTTTAGCTTTTTTGACCATAGTCCCAATTTGTGTTGCCACTGGATTTTTGGACCGACTGTCTCTGCTCGATTTTGACTGGCAAACTTTACAGCGATAATTGCGACCATCTTTAGCTTTTTTGCGAACACCAAACAACGAGAGGTTTTTGATCTCCTTGCAAACCGAACAACGCTTTGAGCTAGCTTCCATAACCTTTTCGTAACTGCTAAATGCTAACCAGCAAAAGCCCAGTAGCACTATGCCGAAAGCAAGCCGCAGGCGCCGCTTGAGGCATTTCAAGACAATAAGCAAGACGAATGAAGCCCCAAAGGGGGCGGAATGATAAACAAAAGCGAAACAAGACAATATGCCAGCTCTAAACAATTTGCATCACCCTCCTCTCCATCGTCTGTTTTCTTGAAAAGGCGGCCCTGACGGCCGCCGTTGCTAGACCTTCTTGAGATGGAAAAGCTTTTAGCTCGTTCCAATTGGCGAGACATAGTATGCCCAATCCATTACATAGGATCTGGATCAGCCTTTTTGTTTTTCGCTGCTCAGAGAAGAACGTTCCGCCTTTGGGGCTCCACTCGTCATGAATGAGCAGCTTGTCTAGCCTTTTTTCTCAGTAGACGCTTCGTCCCTTCGGGGGACTCCGCTCGCTTGAAGCTTTCGCTTAGAAGCGTCGTCTAGCAGGCTAGGCGCGGAGCCGCTTAAGCTCTTTAGTAGTGGCTCCGCTTAGGTATCGTATCTCGCACTGTGGCTCAAATGTGGCGTTTTTGGTATCGTGGTGAACATTATGACTAAATTCTTCCAAGTTTCTTAAGGATTCAATGGGAAAGCTGCATTTTGTATTAAATGGCACTTGTGCAATTATTGATAACGACTAGCGTGAGATGATCTTCGCAAAGCTTCTATGTGGGGCCTTCCTGATCGCCAGCCATTTAATATTGGCCCGTATAAATTGTGGCCATGTTTTAGTAAGCCAGAATTTCAATGGTTTGCTGCTATTGACGGACAACCGCATTATTTCCGCACGACTAATGAAGCGAAGCTTTACGTGCGCGACCTCTTAGCCGTGAGCGACGAGGAGGGACTCTGTGATTAAGCTTAATTTCCTCTTCACCATCGCTTCCCTGCGCTAGCCTGCTTCTGTTGATTCTCGGGGGACCATGGTCCCCTTTTGTCGTCTTATGAAGCTGAAGGAAAAGGCAAAATGTGAGCCAATTGCCCGCACGGGGCGCGTTCAAGATTGGCTGGGTAGTCCTGATGGACGCCTGCCTGTGAGTTGCACGGTGTTCAACGTAGAAGATTCAATGGAGGGCGAAGATGGCATTGAAGCGTCTTGGCGGTTTGTTAGCCATGGTTTGCGCAATGGTGCGGGGGTCGCTGTTCATTTATCTTCTCTGCGCGAAAGGGGCGCTGAAAATGGCAAAGGCCTCGTGGCAAGCGGGCCAGTAAGTTTTGGGAAGATTTATTCCACGCTTAATGAAATCTTGCGTAGGGGTGGTTTATACAAGAATGGTGCCGTAGTGCTGCATCTTGACTATACAAGCCCTGATGCCATTGAATTTGTTAGTGCATCACGTAGTGAGCTTCCTTGGGTGAAGCGTTGTTTAAACGTTGATGACAATTTTCTTTCTGCATCGTCTCCTGAACTGATTAATGCCTGTCTTCGTGCCATCTCTTCTGGCGATCTCTGGCTCAACAAAATCCGATATAACAATCGTGGAGAACGCATCAGGGCCAATGTCTGTTTAGAGGTATATCTTCCGCATCGTGGCACTTGTCTTCTTCAGCACGTTAATTTGGGCGCATGCACGCTGGATAACATTCAAGGAGCATTTGTCGAGGGCATGATGCAGCTTTGTGAGCTGCATCCTGGTACTGGCGTTGGCGACACTGGCGAATATCTGCCTCCTGTCATTGACAAGCAAATTGGCTTGGGCGTGTTGGGCCTAGCTAATTTCCTTGCCATCCATGGCATTAGCTATGAAGATTTTGGCAATGCATTGGAAGCATTCCTTGCAGAAGATGCTCGTGGCTGGAATGATTTCTGGAAGAACACCATTTCTGGAGAAGCCGTCTGGCAAATTGACCAAGGCATTCAGAGGGCTGCGGAAGTTGCTCGTGAGCATGGAATGGAACGTGCTTTTTGCATTGCTCCCACTGCATCGTGCTCCTATCGCTACTTAGACACGCGGGGCTTCACCACCACGCCTGAAATTGCTCCTCCCATTGCTCGGACTGTAGATCGCGATAGCGGCACGTTTGGCGTGGAGAGCTTTGACTATGGCGAAGTGGAAACGGCTGCGGAAGTGGGCTGGGAAGCTTTCTTCAAGACTGCCAATGGACTAGTTCAGTTGTACCAACGCACTGGCCTGTTCCATGGTTATTCGTTTAATTCTTGGTCAGACATTGTGAATTATGACGAAGTGTTCCTGAAGGATTGGCTAGACTCTCCTCAGACGAGCCTCTATTACAGCTTGCAAGTCCTGCCTGACACTCAGCGCAAGGATGATGCATATGCTGCGTTGGACGACGACTTTAAGAGCATGTTTGGTCTCAATGAAGAGACCGAGCAGGATTCTGCGTCTTGTTCCGTAGAGGCTGGATACTGCGCTGCCTGCGCTGAATGACAAAAAAGAAGGGGCCCAAAGGCCCCTTTCTCCTCAACACCCACTGAATGATAGTAAGACCATGACGACGAAGAGTCCTTATTTGTCGATGATTGCTAAAAAACGGCCTTGGCAGGCCGTTGCCGTGGACAAGGGCGTTGTGCAGGAAGGCAGCGAGGCCACTCTTGGTAAGCTGCTGGCACTGCGTCATTTGGAACTGCCTGTGAAGGACTTTCTGGAGCAGGGGCTAGAGCGTGATCTGCCTTCCACGCCTGGCGTTGTGGAAGCCCTTCGTCATAACCAGGAAGATGAACAGCGTCATGATCAGGCCCTCAACTACATTGTTGCTGCCCATGGTGCCGATGAAAAGGCCGAGAAGGAAGTGGAAGGCATTCTGAATGCATGGCAGGAGCATCCTGCCCACCCCATTTTGAAAGCTGCCATTTTGGAGCGCAGCATCTTCTTTGTTGTGCTGCCGTTCTTCCGCTTTAATGGCGATATGGGCATTCGCACTGTGGCTGCTGATATTAGCCGTGACGAGATTACCCACGTTGGCGTGCATAGTCTTGTGGCTAAGGAACTAGGGGAGGATGCTGGTCAGAGCTTGAATAAGCTGCGTCGCGCCACTGCATTGTGGGCATTTGATGCGCTGGGTGCCAGCGAGAACAAATGGTTGAACAAAGATTTCTGGCTCAAGCAGAGTGACAGCTTGTTTGAGAAGGGCAAAGCAGATGGCCTGGCAGAAACGCAACGGAGCCGGATGCCTGCGTTCTTTGAGGCGGCCAACACTAATTTGCCTTCCTACGGCAGGGCTTGACGCTATATTGAGCGAGTTCCCGCTCTGCGCTAGCATCGGGCAGACAGAGCCTAAGCCTCTGAAGCGATTAGCTCTTGTTAATCGCTTCACGCTTGGGCCATCTGGTCCTGAAGTGTTGGCACACGTTAGGCACATAGCCTAGAATCCTGTGGTTCGATTCCCAGCAGCGCCGTTTCTCCATTGAACCATGGTCAATTGCTGGCTCACGTCAGACAATCACTTCTGTCACGATAAGGCCTATACGTTTTTAAGGCCTGATGGCAAGAAGCTGCGTCCCTTTAAGGACGCAGCAGAAGGTGATGCGTTCATGGTGGAACAATGGAACAAGAAAGTGGGGGCAAAAGATAGGATTTACGTGCTGGGGGACGTGGCTATTGCCCGTCGCGGCTTAAAGATTCTGGAACAGCTCAATGGAAGGAAAGTGCTAGTGCGCGGCAATCACGATATTTTCAAGCTGCAAGACTACGCGCAATATTTCGACGACATTCGTGGATGTTTTTACCACCATGAATTCATGATGAGCCATATTCCCCTCCATCCAGAACTGTTTGAACAGCGATTTAAAGGAAATATTCACGGGCATTTACATTCTCATAATGTAAGAATGCCTGATGGAAGCTTAGATAGGCGCTATTTTAATTGTTGTGTAGAACAACACAACTTTGCGCCTGTTCATTGGGACGAGGCGATGCTTTATTTCTCCTCCAATGACCGAGCGCCGGACCTTCAATACTCCCCTGCGTGAACCGCTCAATCCCATCATCTATCAATCGTTACGAGCCATTGATTGGCACAATGCGCAATATTTTCTCACCATGGACCAGTGGCATCTTGAAAAAGCTGCCATCATTAGAGGGTATGTGACAGAGCTAAAAGCTTGGATTTATGAGCAGGAAGAAAGGAGCGTGGCGAGTATGGGCGAAGGCGCTGGGAGCGAAAGAGAGCAATTGTCATAAGGAGGCGGACAGAGTTGCTCTTGTCCGCACATTTATTTTCGCTTCGTATTTAATTACAAACGCGATGATAATTTCTGGCGTCGTTCGCCATTGGAATAATGGGCAACCATCTAGTTGCGTTCAAGCATTAAAAAAGGGAGCTTAAGCTCCCCCTTGCTCAGTTAGTTCAGAACCAATAGCAGGTCAAAACCAATGAGGCTTGGGCACATAAGCGACGCCGCGATAGACCAGCGAAGCCATTTGTGCTTCACGCAGACGAGCTGCTTTCTCAAGCTGCTGCTTGATGAGGGCGAGTGGGTTCATGATGGTTCTCCATAACCTTGAGGCCCGTTCCATCCTCAAGTGATTATGCAGCCCGAAGGCCGAACGTACCATCAGTGTAGCAAAGGGGAGGCTAGAGGAAGTTGAGGGCGCTGAGCGGGGCTTCAATCCGCCTTGTACAGCATTTCAGAGCAGGTGGGCCTACTCCCCTCTTCCCCTGAAGGCCCTGTTGCACAGGGCAGCGATGTGCAACATCGCTTTACGAAACAATGGCGCCTGAAACCATTGTTCCTTGTTGATCCAACGCTGGCCAGCGTGCTTCGCGAAAGCTTTGAAATCATAACACGCCTTGACTTAGGCGTCATATTCCCTCAGGGACTGCTCTTCGGGAAAGCTGCGGTCTCGGCAATAGTCATCCTCCTCTCCGCCATCGCTTTCCAACGCAACAAGCTCGGCTTGTCTTAGCTGTTTTGCATGAGCCTTGAGCTTGGGCAGAAGCGTGGGAATGTAGAGGTGTTCGGCGGCGAGAAGCTGAAGGCACGTTTGCTTGCTAGTTGTGCCATTTATTAGGAGTGCAATGAGAAACTGAGTCTCTTGCATAGATAAATTGCAATTATTCATCCCATGGAAGAACTATTGTTTGAAAATCATACTAGGAGAATTGTCTATGAAATCAAGCTCTCAATCCAGCCAATGTCGTCGTCTTTACTAGCGGCAAGAATTGCACCTGCCATTGCAAATGCCAAGTCGTCAATTCCCGAAGCCTTGCCACCAGTCACACTCCATTGTCCACTGGGCTTATAGATGACAGTGAGATTCTTTAATTGCATGATTGCTTTCTCATGGCGATAGACGTTGATCTGTCCTGCATTAAACAACTCTCGCATCTTGCTGAATGCTTTCATTTTGGAGCTGACGGTCCAAGTGAGTTCCGTGATGGGAAGGTCGCTGGCAAGGCTTTGAATGGTGCCAGCACTGTTGAACTGGTCCATCACGATGGTGTCAAAAATATATAGACGATGCTGCTCTTTAATCCAATCTTCCACTGCATTGATATTTACTTCCATCCTTCCATTGATTTCAAAATCAGCAGCGAACGAATGAAATTTGTCTACGACTAGCGTGCCGTTCTCATAGTGAACAATGCAAGCAGTGTAGTCGTCACGGCCAACGCCACCACGGGCGGGGTCAAGGGCAAGAACGTAAGCGCCTTGGAATTCAGGGCGGGGTGGTAGAGCCGCTCGACGGTCATCAACACAGGCATCAACAACATCGCTTGCAACAAGGGCTGAAAGATTGCTCGCGAATTGCGCCCCATATTCCACTTTAAACTTCTCTGGATCGCGCTGTCTCTCTGTGTCAAGAAACTCTTGCGAAATGCTTGGGTTCATCTCCCACGTTGGGAGGTTGATAGCCTGCATGAAAGGGAAGCGGCCAGAGCTTGCTTCTTTGAAATGCTGATAGAAGATGCCGTCCGTTAACCATGGAGAAGAGAGTTCAAGGATGCGTCCTTTGCCTCCAAACTGAGCGATGGCGGGAGATAGTGCGTCGTAGATGCCACGGCCTCCACTATTTGCATCGCCTTCAGTGGCAAAAGCAAGCTCGTCAAATACTGCTCCAGCGCAAGCCAAGCCACGAGCAGCGCGGCCTGAAGTGGGAATAGCTTTGAACACGCAATTGTTGCTCAGTTCAATGATGTCGGCAGTTTCTCGGACAATTTCTTGAGCGAAGGGACTGTCAAGAATGAGCTGACGGATGTTGTTGAGAGCAATGCGAGCCTGATCCTGACTGTTGGCGACGGTGACGATGTACCATTTCTCGCCTTTTCTCACGCGCCGACGATATTCATCCTCCAAGACGAAGCACATATAGACGCATGCCACTGCCGCCATGACAGTTTTGCCTGATCGTCGTCCAAGAGCCCACACTGCATGGCTCTTATCGGGCTGGAAGAAATTATCGAGAATCTTCGCCTGCTGAGGGTAGAGATCGAGCTTGAGAGCGTGCTTAGAAAAGTCAGAACATTTCAGCATGGCGTAGGTCTATGAGAGGAAACAAAGCAGATTGTGGAACGAAATAAGCTGGTCTTCCGCGAGCAGGATCTTTTTTCCATTGTTCCTGCATTGCATCTTCACTTTTCATCCAACCATGGAGAAGAGTGATTTTGTTCTGTATCGTAACCAACACTAAGGTTTTTCCAGGCTTCTCGTCTAATTGGCAGATGAGATCGTAGTCATGACGAGAACGGGTTTTCACGTCGATGTCTGGCGGAAGATCGCAAGATCCTCGTTTTGCTTCTGTTTCTTGATAGAGAAACTGACGAAGATTAAGAAAATCTGCCACTGCCAGTTCGCCAGCAGCACCAAGCTTGTGAATAAAAAGAGCTTTCTCCCCCTGTTCCGGCCCTCCATTGCGTCCTTTTAGGCCTTTTTCCTCGTTGAAACGCTGCCTGCGTACGGCTTCTGACCGTACAAGCTCCTTGTCTTCCTCGCTGAAATGGAAAACGATGCCAAAGCTGGCCATAGTGCGCATAAGCTACGTGCCAATGTAGCCAGGTTCTAGAATAAAAGCAACACATCATGGCCATAAATAAAGCTTATGGAAAACGAAGCAGTTGATCTTGGTCACGCCGGAAGCGGCGGCGTAAGGGCTGATGGTCTTCAGAACGTGCTCATTGGCATGGGCACTGGCCGTGACAAGGCGCAATATACTAAAACTACGGCCACTGTTTTCTTGGCTCAAGAAGAACTAGAAAATCTTTATGGTGAATGGCTCCCTCGTCGTATTGTTGACATCTATGCTGACCAAGCCACGCGAAAAGGCTTCAAAGTATTGTTTGGCGGAGAGGGCGTTAGGGCCGAGGAAGTACAAGGCATTGAACAAGTAATTGAAGACCTATACATCCTTGAACATCTCAACCTCGCAGCGAAAAACTCCCGCCTTTATGGGGGTGCTTGTCTACTTCTTTTTATTGACGATGGGCGTCCCGCTTACATGCCTGTCGATAAACGTAATATACGTCGCATCGAAGACATTGAATGTTTGGATAGATGGCAAATTGCTCCCGTTATCAACGAAGAAAACCTCTACGACTATTCAAAAGCCACTTATTATCAGATCATCTCTGGAGATTTAATTAACCAGCCACAATTGTCCTACATTCACAAAGATAGGATTCTTCGCTTTGACGGGGACTGGCTTCCTTATCGCATTCGGCAAAGGAACTATGGATGGGGCATGAGCAGCTTGCAGACTGTTTATGACAGCTTCAGGCATTATTGGACGGGATTAAATTCAGCGGCTACGCTTCTCACCGAGTTTGACATCTTTGTTCACAAAGTGAGGGGCTTGGCAGCGATGCTTGCTGCTGGCAAAGAAAGTTCCATTCGTGATCGCCTACAGGTGAATGATATGAGCAAAAGCATTTATCGCGGCTACGCGATTGATGCGGAGAAAGAAGAGCTTGAATTTATCAGTCGCAACTTTGGTGGCATTGGAGAAATCTTAGAAAAGCTGCGCGTTGATATTATTGGCGCCAGCAAGATTCCTCACACTGTTTTGTTTGGCGAAAGCCCGAGTGGTCTTGGTTCCACTGGTCGCAGCGAAGAGCGTGACTTTGCCAAGATGCTTGCTGATTATCAAAGCGTCAATTTCAAGCGGCCCATGAAGAAGCTGCTTGAATACATCATGCTGAGCAAGGAAGGCCCCACAAAAGGAGAATTGCCTGAGTCGTGGCGCATTGCTTTTAATCCATTGTTCGAGCTTAATGAGCGCGAGATGGCGGATGTGAGGGCGCGTGTAGCGGCTGTAGATGGCCGTTACATCCAACTGGGAGTATTGAGTCCTAAGGAAGTGGCAGACGCCCGCTACGGCGGTTCTGAATGGAGCATGGAACTTACGCTCGATCCCAGTGTCGTCCGAGAATTGCCCACTCAAGGAGGGGGTGGTTCCACTCAGAAAGGGGGTGGTCTGGCGGTACCTCCTGGTGGCCGCGATCCAATGAACGAAGAAAATGGCACGCTTCCCATGGACGGGAGCAGGGAAGTAGAAGACTCAGCTTCGCTTCATCTGTCGGGTGATCTTGAGCACAAGCGCGAAGAGAAGGAAGATGCTGAGTTCAAGGACAAGGAGCTGCATCAACAGGCCATCGCAGCAGCAAAAGCAAAATTCAAGGTGTGGCCAAGTGCAGTTGCTGGGGCTTATGTCACGCAAAAATACAAGGCTCTTTACAAGCGCAAGCATGGTTCAATGGAAGGAGCATTCAAGGGCAAGAAAGAAACTGCTGAATATTTCAAGAAACAAGATGCAATGGAGGCAATGAAAGTGGAAGGTCTTGTGCTTTCTGACGTTGACGAAGCCTCTTTGATCAACCCAGAAGACATTGACGCTGCATTGAACCAATGGAAAGAGGAAGCGCCTGAGCGTTTCAAGGATATCCTGGAGGCAGAGGATGCAAAGCCTGAATGATCTCTCAACATTCGCAGCCACCATTCAGCTTCGCCTGGATCAATCCTCATGGAACTACGATCCCGTTAGTGGCCGTTATCGCGGAGCTAACGGGCGATTTCTCAGCCAGTCTGCCGTTGAGAGTTTGGTCGATGGTCGAATTAACAAGCTTGGTACTTTGTTACGCCGTCTTACAAACATGCTTAGTAGCGGCGATATCACGCTGGATCAATGGCAGCGAAGCGTAAGGGAAGCACTTAAGCTTGCCCACACGCAAGCTGCAATCATTGGCAATGGTGGACGAGATTCGATGCAAGCTGCAGAATGGGGCCGCATCGGCCAACGCCTTCGTGCGGAATACCGTTACTTGGAGAGTTTTGCTCGCGATCTTCTGGCTGGGAGCATTTCTGCTCCCATGGCTCTTGCTCGTATCGGCATGTATTCTCAGGCTGTGCGAGGTTCTTACTGGGAGGGTTCCGCAATTCGTCAAGAACGACAAGGCTACAGTCTGATGCGTCGCATCTTGGACCCACAGGCAAAGCACTGTAGTGATTGCGTGAATTTTGCAGCGAGGGGAGCGGTGCCTATTGGTAGTTTGCCAATGCCAGGGCAACGCTGTGCCTGCATGAGCAATTGCAAATGCCGCGTACAATACATGCGTCAGCAAGCGCCCGTCGTAGCGGTTTGAGCATGGATGTATTGGTTGGAAGCACGGGCTTAATCGGCAGCGTGCTTCGTGAACATCACGAGTTTGATTGCCGCTTCAATTCTGAGAACATTCACCTTGCACCATTGCTGAAGGAAGATGTTGACAAGCTTTATCTGGCTTGTTTACCAGCGGAGAAATGGAAGGCAAACCAAGCCCCCATGGATGATTTCAACAATATGTATCACGTTGTTACAAAAATAAGACTATGGAAACCGAGGGAAATTATTCTCTATTCCACCATTGATATTTACAGTCAAACTTGCAAATACGTGCAAAACTTCCCTGAAATTCACGGGATTGACTATGGCTCTGTTCGTTATATTTTTGAAATGTTAGTCAGGGGCACTTTTCCTGAATCAATTATTACCATCATTCGCCTTCCTGCATTATTCCATCGGCGCATTAAAAAGAACGTGCTGTTTGATCTTCTCAATAGAAATAACGTGGAGAAGATTAATGCCAATTCGTCTTATCAATGGTACGATTTAAATGACTTATGGGCCGACACTGAAGCTTGCAGAAAAGGCGAAGAACATCAGTGGTTTCCCGAACCCGTTGAAACCTTAGAGATTATTGACAAGTGGTTCCCATGGGCAAGGGAAATAGTTGATTGTGGCAAGCGTGTTGAATACAATTACGCTCCATATTCTGCTAGTAAAGAAGAAACTATGAAGAAGATGGGAGCTTTGATTGATGCTTGGAATTAGTGCTATTGGCTGGAAGGATGAAGAGGAGCATGAAATCTTAAGTGTCAATGCTGGCGCTTTCAATTTCATTGAGTTGGTGCCATCCCGCATCTTCGCGAGGAATGAAGACTTTGGCGATATTGCCAAGCGCTATAGAGAAGATTACGGGCTTTGGGCGTATTCAGCTCAGGCATTGTTCTATGACAGTGCAGTGCAAAGCTTTGAAGACGTTGCTGCCACTCAAGAGCATTTGTTGCGAGTGGTGAGGCTAGGTTCGTTAATGGGCATCAAACGCTTTGTACTTGGTAGTCCTGCATTGCGCAGAGGAAGCCCATCAAGCCTGATGGAAACGCTCAAGCGCATGGATTCAGTCCTGGAAGCGAACGATGCCATCCTTTGCATTGAACCAATTGCTAAGGCATTTGGCGGAAAGTATTTTTATACAGTTGAGGAAATTGTCAATCACATTGACTTCTACAACTTACGCAATGTAAAGACAATGCTTGATACGAACAATGCCTGGCTGCAGGGGGATAGCCCCATGAAGATCATCAAGCATTATTTTCGTTTCATTGTTCACGTGCATATCAGCGACACTGACAACGGCCCCATTCTGAATCAGTATGAGCACAGGCAAATCAAGCTTCTTCTTGATTCAAGCTCATATCAGCATGGCATCACACGTGAACTGGTTGACGCCCCTAAGCATCATCGCGAATATCCTTTATTTAGGCAGCTTTATGGTTGAGCAATAATTTGCCTTGCCATTTGCTCAATAGCATAGATGCCTTGGATTTTGCCAGTAAAGAAGGAAAACAAATTGCCTTCTTGGCGCATTAATGGCGTGCGATTGGCGCTGCTGTCTCTAGTTTTTGCTTTGATAGAAAGCGTTGGGAATAAATAGTCAAAGCTATCAGCAAAGTCAGGCCAGTAGCGCTCCACATGCCGCTCAATCTCGCGCCTCGCATTGTCCGCATTATCAAGCGAATTGCTAGGCATAATTCCATGCTTCACATGGCTTAACGAGAAGCATTTGTCGTTGTATGGATAGATGGAGAACAGTTCGCCATCTATGTAAGTGAGGGCGCCAAAAGGAAGAGGCTTCTTGGGGCGATAAATAAACATGGCCACTGCCTCAAAGAATTGAGAAGGCAATGGCTCCAGGAGGGAATTATTAGTACAGTCAAAAATAAAATCGTAATCCTTCTTTAGCGACTGCAAACTAGACCGTTGAATCGCTTCCCTTTTAACCAATGAATCTAGACACCATTGAAAATACAGGCTCGCTCCAATGGCATCAATGCGCTTCTCGGGGGTGTTCAGCAAGAGCGATGTATGGTTAAAAGTTTGTGGATCCAGCGAAGTATGCGGACCGCTCCCAAAAAGAATTGAAATGGTTTCAGCATCAAGAAGACTTTCGTCTTCTGATACGGCGTAGTAATTATTCTCTACATCATGAACAAGATCGCCATAGTCCTCCATAAATCGCACAAAAGTGGTGGCGCATAAACGGCGAGTGGCGGCATTCCTGGCGTAGTGATAGCCATAGTGCAGTCGATTCTGATTGATGAAGGACGTTTCCGAAATGAGCGTATGGTTCTTTTCGTACAGCGTCACTTCTGCCTCATCGCGAAAAGCCATTGCTAAATGGCATCCCACCCAGCCTCCGCCAATAATTGCAATGCGCTTCATCAGATGTCAATACAAAGGTGGGGCTGTACGCCTTGCCAATTACTTTTGGCTTTGGCTAGTTCTAACTGAGGGAAGTATTCAATGCGGCGCTGCATGCCAGTGCCGTAGGGGTCTGCGTGTCCTTGATAATTCCATTCGTCAGGACCGTGTTTGTCTGGATGGTAAATGTGGCACGGTACGTCTTGAAGCTTCCAAAGCATGTAATCCTCGTTTGGCACTCCCCACTGCTTCCATTGCTGCAAAGCCCCTGGTGAGCTATCTGTATTTTTAATGGCCATCAAGCGCTCCTTGTGAGCCATGAGGTAGTCGTAGCGGTAAAGGCCGATGCTCATGGAGGGCGTATGCTTCATCGCCACTTTCTCAGGCACCTCTACGGGAGGTTCGTAAGCAAGCTGCCTAAAAGTTGGCCCTGCAATGCAGGTATCGTGCAAAAGGAACCAATATTGGCTTTCCATTGAATGCTCAACAATTTCAATGAGCGGCGTGTATTCAAAGGAATTTTACTGCGTCAGCAGCATTGGCACATCTTTGTAGCTGGTAAAAGCCCTGACAGTT